CCTTGATCCATCTGGAATTGATAGCCTGGGTTGGACTGAAAGTTTGCCGTTGCCCGGCCATATCCCGCCGCCCCGTTGGCTCCGCTAGCGTCACCATAGGCATTCGCGCCAGCCGTGTTCGAGTTGAGCAGATTGCCATAGAGATTGCTGGCCTGCCCATAACCCGTGGTGAGCGCATCACGGCCCTGCCCATAGGTTGACGATAGCGCGTCATAGCCCTGCTGCAAGCCGGCATTGCGTTGGCGCGCGGCTTCCTCGGCAGTATCATTCGAGAAAAGGTCAAATAACGACATGATTTCAGTACCTTAAACCGGTGTCCATAGCCCGGTTGCTGTTTTGAATGTGAGAACCTGATTATTCGTCGGCGCGGTCGTTGACACGTCGCGCAAGTGCGCAAGACTTTGATAGGTCTGAATGCTCTGGAAATATTCGGTCCAAGTCTGCGTCATCAGCCCGGTTTTGATATCAATGAGTGGAACATCCACGCCTGGAAACGGCTTGCTCATCGCGTCAGCCTCGTATCCTGATTACCGCCTAGGAATGCGCCATACACTGGATCACTTATCTTCAACCGCCAGCGCCGACCGTGATTACTTGTCATTCCAGTTCGCACCATCATGATCCGCGTATCCGTCGCCTGTCTCCCCAGCGCGCGAACAAACTCGTTGCCGTAAGTTATTCCACCGTCATTCGACCAGGAGATGCCGACTTGCGGGTTTGTCGCGATCGGATCAGCTCCCGTGGCAATACCAACGCCCATGACGAAGTTGAAATCCGCACGCCCAACTTTGGTTAGTGATGGGAAACCGGTAACCGGCCCGCTATCCATCTGCATCACAAGCGGACTACCAAACTCATCCAGCGCTAGCGGATCGATCTTCAGTATCCGGCCGCCTTGGGTATCCCCGACCAGCCATTGGCCAAAAGCGTAACAGCCTCCGATTGCGCGCCATGTGGTCTGAAGATAGCTCTTGCGTTCATTCCACTTCTGAGAACCGAGATCGAATTCCCAACAGAATGTCGGACACTTGATCACCCATTTCGGATGACCCTGCGAAATGTAGACAGAGGCTTCCAGCGTGCTCTTGTCGGAGATTCCGGCTATCAACCGATCGAGGTCCGCAGGGGAAATCTTGTCCGGAATGGGAGTGCCGTTATGCTTGACGACCGAATTGTCGTCCGCAACCCAGATCAATGCAGAACCAAATCCATCCTCATGCCCAGCTAAAGCGTAAGCTCCTGCAAGTCCCCTCTGGAGCACATAGGAGCGCGTAAACGGAAAGCCTGTCGGATTGGCTGTATTGGCGTAGACCTCACCGAACACCGGCCCAAGGGCTACCAATTGCCCATTGAACGTAATGCAACGAGAGAGTCCGCCCGGTTTCGATTGCGCCTTGGTCTTGTCCGTTGTCGCTATTGTAACATCGTTCAGGCCGGATGCCTGCAGCGTTCCATCTCCATAGGAGAAGATGAAAAACCCATCCATGAAGCAAACGCTATTCGGGGCGCCGATATCGACATCCGCGAATGAAATAACCGAACCGACCAGAACCGAAAACGCACCCGTGGCCGGAGCTACACAGACAACATCCGGAGATCCGACTTTGTTATTCCGTGCGAAGAAGACCTTTTCCGTTCCCGTTAAAGAGCCTGTCAGCAGCGTTTCAGCGCCTGCCGAGGTGAACTTCGAAGCCTTCCCAGACCATGCTGCGTATAGCGTGCTATCGACGAGTATCTGACCTCGAAACCCTGTTTGTCCGGATGCACCGAACAGTGAAAGACCGGGAGATTTACGCCAGACGGCGGGAGGTGGAGCGAGTTTCTTTGCGGCCTCTATGACCTTTCCGAGTGGTTCAGCGTAGCAGTTGATCAGTCGTCCGGCGCCTTCCTGTGATGATCCGCCGGGCGAAGATGAAAGTGGCCACGGGATTGGGACTGTCGGCACTAGAAGAATTCCACGACTTGCGGGCTAAACCCAGGCGTCTGCCGTACAAGCACGCGAAGTCTGTTCCTCAGAAGTTGAGCCTTGGCCTCATCTGATGTTCCCGCAAACTCGTCCGCGGCGGCATTTGCCACAAGCTTGCAGAACGTGATGAACAGCGCATCATCTAAATCATTCGGATCATTGATATAGATCGTGCCGTCCGAGTTCAGTTCCGCCACGACACTATCAATATAACCGTCCAGATCCGTCGCATCCTCAGCAGACACGCCCACGCCGACATCGCCACCCGTGAGGATGGCAAATGCTTTGAACTGGATTTGCTGACGGGTTTTAGACATTTTCTTCAGTCTTTACATTCGGCGGCCGTCCGCGACGTTTCGGTTCCGAATGCATCGATGCGAACTCATCTGAATCATCGACATCAAAGTATTGATTGGTTTTCGCGCGAGAGATGATGCTGTTATCGCTCACATTGACGGGGACACCTTTTGTAAATTTGATTCCGCCATATGCCACCGCGAAGGATGGGCCGGGGGCGCCTTCGTGTAGTTCGTCTTCGCCGAGCCATGTGATTTTTGCCATCACAAATTCCTATTTCTGTGAAGAGGATGCCAAACAGTCTCTGTTATTTTTCTGAATGATAGCGCGCTTGCACCAGAAATACCTACTTCATCATATGCGCCGCTACCTGGTGGTCCCGGTTGAAACAAGACAGCAATTTCGGTGGCATATACATCGCCCTTATTATGAATTTCTACCAAGTCGCCAATCGTGCCAGAATCTGACGTAAGAGACACATAAAAATTAGCGGCGGTCGTAGTTACAAGCGCAATCGTTGTAACCCCCGGCTGACTAGGAATAGGGGTGAAATTCTCTGGAGTAGCCGTCCCGGCCGTAAGCTCAATTATCTTAAAAGTTGGCCTATTAGAGATATCGGCGATTAGCGCATCAACTTCGTCTTTTGTATAAAAAATACTTGGCACTTTTCTTCTCCATTTGACCAAAAAGAGGGCGGATTATTAGTCCGCCCCCTTGAGAAGATTTACGCAATAGGTGCGTATTCTACAATAACCGTGCCAACACCAGCGGTAGCCACTGCACCAGTGGATGTTGAAGTCGCGATTATCGGCGTGTCTACCGTTGGGATGAACGATGCCGAAGGTGCCGCCATGGTGCCGATATTGCTCCCAAGCGCAGACAGAGAGACTGTCGTTGAGATAGCAGCATCGCTGCCGACAATGCCGACCTTTAACGTATTCGTGGTAGCGGCATTGAATGCCGTTGATACCGCGGTAGAAACGCGAAGTACCGCGCAACCGGCCGGGATCGTGCCAACTTGCACAACACCGCTATTTCCAATCGCAAACGTGAGCGGCGCCCGAAGGTAGTTGATGGTTTGATCGCCACTAGAGCGAGCAGGATAGTTAGCCATGTGTTTATTCCTTTTCTCGTTCTATTAAGCGTCAGCAGGCGCATATACGAACATAGTGGCAATGCCCCATTCCCTGAGATTGCCGCCCGTGGTTTTCTTGAACATCTTCGAGATGCCATAAGCCGTCTCGATGCCGACCCCGCGATTGAACTGGTAATCGGTGTTGTCGAGTTGGGTTGGCTTCGCCATCTGCCCATAAGCAAACGCCATCGCCGACTGACCGCATAGCCAGACCGGACGAACAGCAGTACTGCCAGCGCCTAACGTATTGTAGAGCGTCGGCACGCGGACATCGATTTCCGGGATTTCACGATGAATGACACCATCATACATCTGGTCACCGTCCTGGAAGATCGGGTTCTTATTGAACCCGTCACCTTCGCGAGGCCGGGTAGTCTGGTTGATGGTGTCCAGAGACACCTTCAGATCGCGGAAAGACCGAGATCCATGGAAGGCCACGAAGTATTCTCGACCATCCTTCAACTGGAAGGGACGGATATGCGGATTAGCAGCGCGCGCATAACGCTTGAGAAACTTCATGTTTGCCGCATTGGCTTGATCGATCGCCGCAGCCGTAATGTTCGCAGTTGATAATGCGAACGTCGATGTCGTATTAGACAACAGGTGACCAAACAGTACACGGTCGGTATTATCCGTCATCCAGGTTGTTCGCTGGGCAGCGGTCGCATCAGCAAACAGAATGCCGTTGACACGCTGGCCTGCCGTCGAACCAAGACCCGCAGGTGCGGATTCACTCGGAAGCGCATAGAGCGCATCGATCGTTTCATCCCGACTAAGCTCCTTCAACCAATCCGACAGAAGCGGCCGAGCCACATCGAAGATCGCCGATGAGTCCTTCTGCTTTTCCGCCTTGTTGGTCTTGATCGCGTTACGAGCCCAGTCGATCCAAACGCGCATTCCGTAGTTGTCGACGGACTCTTCGTTTCCAGCAAGAGCACCGGAGCCGATCGCGGTAGCCGCCAGACGGGCAACCAGCGGGATATTCATCTGCTCGCCGCCGGAGGTGAGCTCCATGCGCTTGCGGATGATGGCGGTGATGGATTCGCCCATATACGGGGCGAACAGGTTTTCGCGTACCCATTCACGGTTCACCTGTTGGGTGAACTTGATGAGTTTATTGTTAGTCTGAATGGTGGTGAGAGCCATGACGGCTAGTCCTTTCTGAAGCCGTCATCCCAATAAAAAACCCGCCATAAGGCGGGCATATCGTCGGGATTTCGGCTAGTTTTATCCGTTTGCGTGTCGCCACAGCGCGTCGTTCGAGATGTCATTATCGTCAGCGGAAATGTCCGCAGACGCACTGGTTGCCCGAGTTAGCGATGGCGGTAGATTGACTGCCGATGCCTGCCTTGGGGCGCCGGGCTGGGGTTGCGCTCCGCCTCGAATGCGTTCCAGAACCTTGGACTGGTTGGCCGGGTCCGAGAGATACGCCTCGAAGCGCTTGTCAAAGTATGCGTTGGGGTCGTTGCCGACTTCAGCACGGGTTTTGTTCTCACGGTGCCATTGCATCAGGGTTTCGCCGGGGTCGCGGGACTGCTGCATTCGAGCCTTGAGTGCAGGATCGACTTGTTTCTGTGCAGCCGCGTAAGCCTCTTCGAACTCCGTCTTGTAGGTCCGGTGAGCCTGGGACAGACTGAATTCCCGGTGATTATTGAGAAGCTTTTCCTCGAACTTGTTCTCGAGGTACTTCTCATATCCGTCCGGGTCGAGCAGCGGATCAGGCTTTGCAGCCGGTTCCGGTGGCTTTTCAAGAGATGTGAGGCGTTGACGATCCGCCAGCCATTGGTTCCTTTCGGTCTCAAGTGCTGTCAGTCGTTCAGCAAGCTGCCGTTTTTCCTCATTGATCTCCCGAACCCGCCACGATGGGACTTGGGCCGCATTGTCGTCGACGACCGGCTTCTCAGCCATCGTCTCAGGCTTTGCAGGCTCGTCCGCTGGCTTCTCAGCGAAGCGGCCTTGCTCATCGCGTGCTTGCTCTAGCTGTTCTACGGGTGCCTCAGGTGCCTCTACAGCGGCTTCCTCAGCCGGTGCTTCGTCGCTGTTGGCATCGTTGAACAGTTGCTCGTCAGTTATCCCTTCAAGTGCTTCAATCGTCATACTTCACCCTTTCGCTGTATCGTAGCGATCACGTTGCGCCTGATATCGCTCAGGCTTGCGGGTAGTCTTGCCCTTTATCGTGCAGGCGAACGATTCAGTAGAACAGAAGAAGAATTGCTTCTTCCTCATCGTCCATAGCGTCGGCTTTCGCCTTCGCCCGCGCCATGATCTCGTTGACGGTGGGCGTAACGCGCGGTTCGATCGGTTCATAGAAAATAGCCGACAGTGGCCCATGATAGACAACCGGAGGTTTGGAAATCACCTTCGGTGCCGCTTCTGCTGCAGCCTTGAGAAATTCCTCTAGTTCTTCAAGTTCCTCTTCTATCCTTTTCTTGCGGGATGGACGCCACGGCTTCCATCCGTACTTGTAGCCGCCGCCACTTTCGACAACTCCGGAAACCGTCCCTGCCGCACTCAGGGTATCATTGGCCTCAGTTACGCTCAGATCGGCATTGATGCCGCCATTGACGCCCGTAGCAGATAGCGTATCAGCGTCTTCAGTAAGAGCGCTGGATGCGGCAATCGCCAAAGCGGCTGTGGCAACCAGCGTATCATTTGCCTCAACCAGCGAAGCGCTGGCCGCGATGGCAAGCGTACCGGCGGCTACTAAGGTATCGCTGGCCTCGGTTACCGCCAGATCGGTATTAATAGAGTTGGTGAGTATCTGGAATCCAACCGAGCCGCTGATCGGCGCGGACGGCAGGCGATGCGAAACGCTCCAATCTATATTGGCGAATGGTTTCGATAGAAGATCAAGCAGCGGTATATTTGGGGACGACCAAGGCGCTTGTGGTTGCAAGCGACGCTGGATTTGCCAATCGATCGGCACGAACGGCGCTGCAACAATCACTGGATTGAGCAGCGCAATATTAGGATATATCTGCGACGTTGCAGACTTCAGCGGCTGCGACTTAGGCCAGTCGGTTTGACTGAACGGCGCCGCAGCAACAGTTATCGTATAGAGCGATTGGTTATAGGCCGGTAGATCAGGCGCCCTTGGCCTTAGAGAGCTTACAGATCCCGACCAATCCACCAACATGAACTGGGTTGGATCGGGTAGTAGATTGATGCTCGTCGACTGCGACGCGTCCGGAGCGCGCGGCCTTTGAAACTTTGTCGTTGACCAATCGGTCTGATTGAACGGCGCCTGAACTATCTGAACAGTGTAGATTGCCGCATTATACGGTACTGCCTGCGGTGGCGCAGGAAGTGGTTTTTTTACTACCGGCCAATCTGTCTGATCAAACGGAATTGGATTCGTGAAGAGATTGATATTTGTTTGCTGCGTGGCGTCGGGTGCCCGCGGCTGCTGAAATTTTGAGGTCGATAGGTCCGGCCCGATCAGGGGCTGTGCGAGCAGATTGACGAGCGTATTTGGCGGCGCGAAAGCAACTGATGGACTCGGAAGCTTCGGGATCGGCCAGTTGGTTTGCTGAAATGGCGCTGCAGCCACGGTGATAGTGTACAGCGCCAAATTATATGGCTGCAGAGGTGCCGGTAGGTCCGGCAGCATCTTCGGTGATTGCCAATCCGTTTGCTTGAACGGAGACACCGCAACGGTGACGGTATATAATGCCAAATTATAAGGCTGCGGCGGGACCAACCAGTCTTGCAGTTGCCGCGATCCCGATGTGTCCTTTTGATTGAACGGGATCGGATTCTTGAAGAGGTTTAGATTAGTTGGCTGTGATGCATCCGGAGCACGCGGTAATGTAAATCTTTGCCGAGACCATTCCGTTTGCTTGAACGGGATCGGATTGGTGTAAAGATTGATGTTGGTCTGCGCCGCTTGGGGCGGAATCCCAACTATATCCTTTTGTACTGCCCAGTCCGATTTATAGAATGGCGCAGCAGCCGCACCACCCGAATCCAGAACATCAGTGCCAATGGCCACCCAAACAGCGCCGCTGGTCGGCACTGT